ATGAAAGTGTTAGCAATATACGCAAGGACAAGTACAGATAAGGCCGAAAATTCTACCATTGAACAGCAGGTTAAGGCCGGTATTGAATTTGCCGGTAAGAATAACATGAATCCTAAAGTTTTTCAAGACAAGGGGATTTCTGGTTATAAAATTGAAGAGGACGAAAACAAAAATCCTTTTGAAAATAGACCTGCTTTTACACAAATGATTGAAGATATAAAAAAAGGTACAATAGATGCTGTTTGGGTATGGGAACATAGCCGAATAAGCCGGAACCAATACGCCTCTGCTTATATTTTTAATATTTTTTCCAAATATAAAATAAGACTTTACGAGAAAGAGAAAGAATATGATTTAAACGACCCCAACACCCAGCTTTTAAGGACTATGCTAGATGCAGTAGCACAATATGAAAGACAGCTTATAGTTAAAAGAACTACAAGGGGACTGTACAATGCCATAGATAACGGTAAAAGAAGTTATCCGTCCCTTTTTGGTTATCGAAAGACGATTAAAGATAGTAAAGGAAATTATATTTGGGAACCCGTTGAATCCGAATTATTGCAGGTTAAAAATTGGTTTACCAGATACAAAAATGGGGAAAGCCTAAAAAATATTGTTTTTTCCCAAAATAGCAACGAAAATAAAGCAAGCCATATTTTAAAAAGAACCACGCATTTATCCCGAACTTTACAGCATTATGTTTATACAGGCTATAGCCTTAATACTAAGGGCTTGGATTATCTTAAAAAATTTGATAATTTTGAAATAGACAATCTGCAAATGTTGCACAATCCAGATTATTGGGTTAAGTCTATACCGTACTCTTTAGAAATAATTAACAGAGAAGACTGGATAGAAGCAAAAGAACGGCTACGCATTTACAAAGAAAAGCATAAAAAAAACACAAATCGCAGGGCAGAAAAATCTATAGGAACAGGGCTTATAACTTGCGGATATTGCGGGGCTAAATTCTTTTACCAAGTACAAGCACATAAACGAAAGAAAGGGCTTGTCCTTTACCCCTATTACTTCCACATGTCTTGCTTGGATAGAACTTGTCTGCAAAGCCCAAAATCTGTTTCTCAAGATAAAATTGATACAATATTTAAAATCTTTGTTTTATATAGTACGATTACCTCGGATAGCAAAAGTAAATTTTTAAAAGAACGGCTTTTCCAAGAGGATATAGAAGTAAAAGCGATAAAAGAAAAAATAAAAATATTAAAAAGAGACCACCAAAAAACAGAAACACAAATAAGTAAATTTAGGACAGCGTTAGAAACAACGGAAGATGTCGGGGCTATAACGGTTTTAGCCAAACAAATAGATAATACAGAAACGACCTTAACCGAAATAAAAAACAGCATTATAAGCGGAGAAGCTGAATTACAAGAAAAGCAAGAAGCAATGAATAAAACAAAATCGCAACTAATGCACTATTCTATCTGCGATTTATTAACCCAATTCTTTGAAAAATGGAACATAGAAGAACAGCGAAACCATTTATTAAAAATAGTAGATAACGCCGTTATAACAGGTACAACATTAAATATAAAATCTGGAGAATATACCTATATTTTTGATACAAATAAAAAATATGAGTTCCCCACAGTTGTTTATAATGAAATGTTAAAAGAAGCAAAAGAGGATATAGATTATTCTTCTTTTTTCCGTAACAAACCAGACGACCACTTTGAACGGAGAATGTGGAGTATTCTTGTTATGAGTGAGTCCGTATGGCATATCTGCGAATGGAGAGATAAAGAAAAACAGCTTATTTTTTAAAATAATATTGCATAAAACCTATAATAATATATAATAGTACAAGAGGGAAAGAAATTGAAAAGATTTGAAGATTTAACATTTACAGACGATTTTATGTTTTGTAAAGCTATGCAAAATCCTGACTTATGTAAAAAACTTATCGAAATGATATTGTCCGATACAATAGGCAAAATTGCATATATCTCGATACAGCATAATATTAACACCTACGAACAGGCAAAATCCGTAAGATTTGATGTTTTAGTGCAGGCAGAAAACGGTAAATTATATGATGTTGAAATGCAGGTAAGCAATGAACGTAATATCCCGAAACGAATGAGGTTTTACCAAGCTGCCATAGATATTTCTTTTTTGGACAAAGGCAATTCCTATAATAGCTTAAACGATAGCTTTATAATTTTTATCTGTTTATTTGATATTATAGGTAAAAATAAGCCTGTTTATACCTTTGAAAATCTTTGCATAGAAGACAAAAACACCCCTTTACAAGACGGCACACGAAAGGTTATAATAAATGCAGAGGCCTTTAACAACACTGAGGACAAAGAATTAAAAGAATTTTTAGAATACCTTAAAACAGGAAAAGCAACAAATGAATTTACAAGGGAGATAGAAACTATGATACAAGCAGTAAAAAATAATGAACAAGCAAGGCAAGAATATAGGTTATTATCTACTTTTGAAATGGATATTAAAGACAAAGCGGAGTACAGAGTAAAAAGAGAAACAGCCAAAAATATGAAACTGGAAAAACTGGATATATCTTTAATTAAAAAGATAACAGGCCTTCCAGAATCCGAAATTGAAAAGCTGTAATTTTTTACTTTAAGTAGTAGAATTCTATTAAGTTGCACATTTTAAGAAAGCTGATTTTAACGCTAGCAATACAGCCTTGTTTTTTAGAACAATGGCACTCCACATATTCTTTAATAAGGCTTTTATACTTTTCTGGTACAAACATAGGCCTAAAATGCTTTAAATTCTGAATTGACAAATCCTTAAAATCCTTATTATATTTTAAATGCGTAGATGTTGCAAAAAAATCCCGCCCGCTTCCATAATCCGCTATTATGCACTGTTTTGCAAAATGTAACATTGTCCTTTTTTTTAGGATTACTATCTCTTTTGGGGTCTCGAAGCACAGGTAATGAATATTATTATTTAAAAGCCAAGTTTCTTTTTTATAATCTGTTAGTTCCAGAGAAACGGAACCGCTATTGTACCAAGAGTGCTTAAAATCCACATTAAAAAGCAAATCTCCGTGCTGGTAGCCATAATCCCCATATATTTTGTTATCCAAGCCATTATAATACTTTTCTGTAAAATGGCAGCCATATTTATCTTGCAAAAAATTTCTTACAACCCCTTTTGCAGTGGGAGTTATTATTTCTGTATTTTTAGCCATACATAATTAGTTCAAATTATTTTGAGGAGTGCGGTGAAAAGAATTGGTGCAAAGAAAGCAGAATAATCCCTAGAATAGCCTAATTTGATACAAAATAAGCCTTATACAATAGTAAAAACTTGATTTTATTATTAAAACTGTGCTGTTTTGCACCATTATCTTTTGGGTGGTGCAAAAATTGGTGCAAAGAAAATGCCTGTTTTTTCGATGATTTAAAGGCAAAATGGCTTATTTTTAGAAGTTTTTATACATTTTAGGGGTTATTTTTTATGATTTAAGGGCAAAATGATTTATTTTTGAATCTTTGCACCATTTACACCATTTTCACCAAAAAATCGAATTTAAAAAATTTTAAGAATAAAATAAATCTAAGAATATAAAAAAAGCGATGAAAATGGTGAAAATGGTGTACGGGCAGTATTTGGCTTATTTCTTTACCAAATCGCTAAAAAAATGATATTTTCGGGCTGTATAACGAAGTTCCTGTTAATTTAATATATGATTTTTATAGGAACCGCAGTGTTCCTGTTATTATAAATGTGAAGATTTTTGAAGTTTTTTTGTAAAAACAGATGATTTCTCATTTTTGAATGAACTAACTAAATATATAAGGGTAAAGACATGCCGCTTTACCCGATCATGTGTACTCCTTTGGCTGGGGCTTGTTACCCCAGCCTCTTTTAAGCGGAGTAACAAAAAAAAAACGGCATGGAAGGAAAAACACATGAAGAACATAGATTTAAAGAAATTTTTTATTGAAGAGAATGAAGCAAATTATATCCCCACAGCATTTTATTCTGAAGCCGTGAAAGCAGCCCTAGACCAAATGGCTGAATATTTTACAAAAAACGGCATAGAATTATCCGAAGAAAATCTTTTAAAGAAACTATTAGGATTTCTTAATAATAATAACAAAACCCTTTTTGCCGATGATATAGAAACAAAACAAATCGAAATAACAGACGAAAACGGCAATAAAATCTTAAAAAATAAAAAAGTCCTAAAGGGAAAATCCGCAATAGCAATTTATAAGGACTACAAAGACGGAATAGAAACCTATATAAAACAACTTTGCCAAGAATATAAAACCTATAATATCCCCCACAAAGCAGACGCTATACAGTTCGCTAAAGCTATGGAAAAAATAGGTTGCAACTGGGATATAAATTATCTTGATGCCTCTTGGACAGCCATGAGAAGATGTTTTGAGAGTGTGTATAATGCACTTGGAGTAAGCGGGGCTAAAAGACAGGATTATGTTTTTATTTTTGAACAGTTAGGAAACGGAGGAGGCGGAAAAGGAACGCTTATAAACTCTATAAAAAGAGTATTTGAAAAATATGGGCTTACAAGCGATACGGATATATTGCCAAGAGATAAATTTAATTCCAATAAACCAGCAGTTAATTATCTTGTAATACACGACGATATTACCATAAAAGATTGGCAGAAAAGGAACACAGGTGTATTTAACAACCAAATAGATAAAAGTACCTATGATTTTGAAAGGAAAGGGGAAAATAGTTACAGTGTTAAAGCTAAAGCAACCCATATTATTACAACAAATGATAACCTTAGCGATGATAGAAATAATAGGAGAATGCAGTACATAAAATATTCCAATGATGTTTTTTGCCCAATGGGTGGTGTTGTAAACAATAAAAATTTAAAATCCAAAGAAATATTAAAAAAATATTTTGAGTGCTATCCTTATAGAGGAAACGAAAATAAGTTCCAAGAGAATTTGGATTACTGGGTTGAACAGGCATTTTTATCTTGCCCCTTTGATTTTAATTATAAATATAATGAAAGGGTTTCTTTTGAGGAAGCAAAATTACCGGCAAGATACAGCAAGATAATATATGAATTGCAACAATTAAAAGATAACTTATTAGATAGAGAGGTTTGTACTAATAACACAGCTGTTCTAAAACATTTATCCGATATGAGTTTTAAAAGTTTTATTGATGAAACTTCTTTTAAAGAAAAAGATTTTGATTTTAATAAAAAATACTTCTCTGAATTTATTAGGGATTTAAAAACTTATGCTAACCACAAAATAAGCAAACACGGTTATCGCTTCCCATATTATAAAACAGATTGGAATAAAATATTAAGCTATCCCATACAAAACGAAACGGAAGACGAAAAATTTGAGGATATAGAAGACGAAGACAAAAAAATACAATCCGCATTTTCGGAATTGCTTAATAATGCAATAATGGATTTGGATGACATAGAACCTAAACAAACGCAAAAAGAAAACTTAACCCCCGAAGAAAAAGAAGTACAGGATTTTGTAAACAATTTTGAATTATCTCTTTGCGTTGATATATATTCTCGACCTGTAACGGAATTAGAAACAGGAACCAATTATCCCTATCTTGTAAACGGAACTTGTACAGATAGCAGAAAAGCTGAAAATGTTACGCCTCGTGTGTTTGTTTATGAAATGGACGGAGAAACAAAAGAAAAACAAGAAGAGATTATAAATAATATTTTAAACGGAGAATATAAAGATAATATAGCCTCTGTAACTTGGAGTGGAAACAAATCTTACCATGTACTAGTACCGCATAATTGCAACAAAGAAATTAAAGAAAACTATAAATATTATTGGGAGGAAACCGCAAAGAAAATATACGGCAATGATTGGATTAAATTAGATAAAGCCTGTGCTAGTATTGGGAGATTAACCCGATGCTTTAATATGGAAAGAGAAAAAAATACAAGAGATGATATTTATTTTGAGGGAATCCAAGAAAAATATTATTTAAACCAAAATGCCGAAGCTATAGACCTAACGGACTTGGTAAACAAAAAAGAAAAAGAAGAGGGAGAGAAAAGATTAAAAAATGCTATTTTTGCAGTTTATAATCCCAATGGTTATTTTAATTTAAACGGAGACGAAGCAAAGAAGCTAGAGAACATAACAAAAAAATATCCTCTTAATGAAAACTACCAAACAGCAAAAGAAATATATTTTACAGGCAAAGTAGAAAAAGGAATAAACCCCGTTGCAATAATCCAATCCCTAAAAAAAAGCGGCTTTAGTATGGACTTTGTAGAAAGAAACATATATGAACCAATGCACAAACAGCACCCCAGCAATACAGGGCAAAAGTTTGAGTACTATTGGAAGTAAGATATTTTCTCCTTAATCTTAGGGAAGCAGGCTTTTTGGCTTGTTTCCCTTTTTTTTATTTTGGACTATATAAATATGAATATACAAGATTTATTTAAAAGCATTGGCGACGGTGGTTGTTTATACCTTTGTTATTATTATTGTGCATGTGGTTTTGATTTTAGTTATGATAAAATAATAGGGGCTTATGAAGCCTTACTTAATTCGGGAGTAATAAAACCAAACGGCTATGTATTAAACGGAGAAGCAGTAATAAAGCAACTAGGAAGCAAGAAAAAAATTATTAAAGGTATTCCAAAAGAAGGGGAATATATAGCCTGTTATGTTTATAAAGACTACACACATTTTGTTGTAAAAAACGTAACAACAGATAAAATAATATTTAATAGCATGGCTAATTCTGTTTGTGTAATAAAAGGAACAGAGGATAAAACACGGGCTAGGTACCTTGAATAAAACAAAGTTTAGAAATACAAAGCAATGGAAAGAGTTTAGATTAAAGCTAAAAAGAGAAAGGAAAATAGATTACATTACACAAAAGCCATTAAGAAAGGGATTTAATTGCCACCATAAAGATATGAACCCTGCCAATTATGAAAATTTAAATCCTAATAATTTTGAAGTCTTAAATAAAAACACGCATAAAATAGTACACGAAATTTTTAGATATAAAGATTGGCAGGGTTATCTAAAACGATTAAAAAAAGTTTTAGAGGATATGGAAAAATTAAACAACTAATTTATTATGGAACAGACACATAACGAAAGATATGATAAATTACAAACAGAGTATTTAAAAGTAAAAGGCAAAGATAAAGAAAAAGAAAATTATTTTTTAAGCGAAATGTATTTACTATGCAAGGAATTACAAAAAAATTATATTCTTGATTATTGTAAGAAAAAAGGTTTACGCCTTAGAGAAGAGATATTAGAGGATAAAATAGAGGACGCAACTTTATTTTTAATAAGCAAGTACCTTTACAAAGAAAATTTTAAAATAGATAAATTATCGGCTTATGCTTACTTTGGATTTAAAAAAGCAATGTTTAAGGACAAAGACCAAGAAATGAATACACAATCCCTAGACGCTTTAATAGAGGAAGGTTTATGGCAATAGTTAAATTATGCAGTTATCCAAATTGTAATGAGTTTGCTGTACCCCATTCTATTTATTGTAATAAGCACAAAGAAAAATCCGATAAAAAAAGAATTGCATTTCGGAACGCAAAAAGAACTAACGAAGCATTTTATAAAACCAGCGAATGGCGTAAATTAAGAAAAGAACATTTAAAAGAAAATAATTATTGTGTATGGTGCGGTTGCAATAATGATTTATCTGTAGACCATATAACGCCTCCCAAAGGGAACCCCGATTTATTTTTTAATGCAAACAATTTACAAACGCTATGCCGAACTTGCCATAGAATTAAAACCGCAAGAGAGATTGAACTAAATAAGTATAAGGAGAAATAAAATTATGGTTTTATTTATTGTACTTACAACTATTCTTGTTTGTATTATGGTTATTTTAATAATGCTTGCTATAAGTTATTTAATAAGAGTGCATAAAGCTAAGATGTTTGTTTTAAGTTATGAGTTATTAAAAATATATAATGAACATAATCCAGAAAATGAACTAGAATATAAAAATGAAGTTTTTAAAGAAATAGAAAATATTTTATCGAAAGGAATATAAAAATGAAAAAAGTAATATCTACAATTATTATAATTATTTTTTTATTATTGGCACTACCTTATATTTTTATGTTTGGTTTTAATTTAATAAGTAATGCGATAGGATATTATCTTTTAAATTATAAGCAAGCGATTATAATTTATTATGGGATAATAATAATTAAAATATCTTTATTATCTTTTTATAAAAAATAATTTTACCCCTATAGGGGGTGTTGATAACTTGTTAATAAATTCTATATCCCACCCCCTTGCCGTTCTGATTTTTAAATGCCAAAACAAATTAAACTATAGGACTATATAATTATGGAAAATTTAAAAAAACAAAAAAGGAAAATTTTAGAAGCAATGAATGACCCTAATCTTTGTATGGGTACCGCTTCTACCTATTCCAGAATTTCGGGATATTACAGACCTATCCAAGGGTGTTGGAACGAGGGCAAGGCACAAGAATATAAAGAAAGAAAAGAATATAAATTATGGCAAGACCACGAAAAACAACAGAGGAATTAAAATTAAAAGGTACCTATAGGAAAGACAGGCACGAGGAAAGAGAAACGGCAGAAAAACAAATAGCCGAGTTATCCAGTTTTACGGATAACACAATAATACAGCTTCCTAAAACTTTAACAGATAATTATGTAATAGATTATTTTAAAACACACACAAGCCTTTTGATTAAATTACATATTTTGCACCCAGTTGATTTACCCGAATTAGAATTATTATATGAAACTTTGCAGCAATCTAGGGAAGTACAAAAGCAATTAAAGAAAACGGATATTGTAAAAGATTTTGACCTTTATGAGAAGCTAACTAAGCTATCTATAAAATTATCCCATCGCTTCTCACAATTAGCCTCGAAATATTATATATCCCCTAGTGCAAGAACACACCTACAATTAGATAACCTTGAATTGGAAAATAAAAAAATAGAAAATAAAAGCATTGTACAAAAGCTAATAAACAAAAAATGAAACATTCCGAATATTATAAAACCGTAATTGAATATTGTAATAATATTATCTCGAAAAAAATAAAAGCCGGCATATATACAATAAAGGCTTGTAAAAGATTTTTAGAGGATATAAAGAAAACAAAAGAGGAAGGAAACTTATTTTATTTTAATGAAAATAAATTTAACGAGTTTTGCGAGTTTGCAGAGGCCTTATATATTCCAGATACAGGGGAAAAGCTAAAACTTTTATCTTGGCAATTATTTATTTATGCTAACCTATACGGCTTTTATTACAAAGATAATAATGAAAGGCGTAGATTTAGACATGCCTATATTGAAGTTGCAAGAAAGAACGGTAAAACAACAGGGCTATTATTCCCACAAATATTATACGATTTTTTGACAACCAATGCCGCAGAAAGCTATCTTGTATCTAAAGACGGGGCACAGGCGGAAAAATCTTTTAGAGAATTAAAAGCAATAATAAACGAAGACAAAGATTTAAAAAAAATATGCGAGTGCCTTAGTAGTACAATTATTTATGATACTTCCCGTATTGCTTTTTTTAGTTCCGAAAGTACAGCGATAGACGGCTATAGAAACTCTTTATCTATAATAGACGAATTCCATTGTTATGATAATGATAAAATCGTAACCGCTTTTAGATATGGGGCAAGGGCTAGACTTAATGGATTGGTTGCTATAATTACCTCCGCAGGATTGGATATAGCTAGTCCCTGTTATGCAGAGAATAGTAAATGTAAATCCATATTAAACGGAACGCTAACAGATGATAGCTATTTTGGAATTATTTACGCCTATGACGAGAAAGATAATTGGCAAGACCCAAAAAACTTTATTAAGGCTAACCCCTCTCTAGGAACATTTTTAAAAGAAGATATATTGTTAAGCGACCTAGCCGATGCCGAAATAACACCAAGTCACCAACCCGATTTTAAATCTAAGACTTGCGGTATCTGGACTAACGATGTTAAAAGTTGGATACCCATAAATAAATGGAAACAAGAAAAAGAAATTGATTATGAATTATTAAAAAATATTCCTTGTTATGCAGCCCTAGACTTATCTACTGTAAACGATATGACCGCCTTTTCTTTATGCTGGTTACTAAAAGATAATTTTTATTTTAAACATTATTTTTATATTCCAAAAGAAACATTATACGAAAGATACAAAAAAGAAAATATAAATATTTTTGATTGGGTAGACAAGGGTTATATAACGGCAATAGAAGGCGGAATTATTGATTATGAAATTATTTATGAGGATATATTAAAACTATGTAAAAAGTTTTTAATTAGAGAAATAGCATACGACCGCTGGCAAAGTTCCCTTTTAATAAATAAATTAAATGAAAATATACCAGACATATATTTAATAGAATATGACCAATCCTTAAAAAACTTTAGCCCTCCAACAAAAGAATATGAAAGACTAGCCTTAAAAGGAAACATAATAGACCCAAACCCTGTCATATTTTGGCAATTACAAAATGTAAGAATAAAACCAGATACAAACAATAATTATAAACCAATGAAAGATTATAAAGCCTCTACAAAAAGAATAGACGGAATAATAACTTCTATTATGGCATTAAATAGATGTAAAGCAAACGAAAATAAAATTACAAGAGAAATAAAATTTGAAGATGTTTTAAACTCTTTTTAAGAAAATAAGACTATATAAATAAAAGGAATAATAAATGAATTTTTTGCAAAAGATTTTTAGAAACAAAAACGCAAAAACAGCCCCAAAGAATATACAAGACTATGCAAGCATAACTAATATTTTTGAAAGAGAATATGAAACCGCTTTTTCTTGCATAGATAAAATAGCAACTTCTTTTGCTTCTCTTTCCTATGGGGTTTACGATAAAAAAACAAAACAAAAAATAGAACACCCATTGTATGAAGTATTAAAAGAACCTAACCTAGACGAAACCCATTCTTTATTTTTTTATCTTTTAATTAAAGATTATTATGCCGGTAATGTTTACTTATATAAATATACAGACGAAAACGGAAAAGTAATATCCTTATTTAGATTAAACCCTAGTGCCGTAATTGTTACAAGAAACGAATTTAACCAAAAAACTTTTTCTTATTACGGACAAAAATATGACAGTAATAAAATATTACATATTCCCTCTCGTTTTGGATATGACGGCAAGACAGGAAAATCTATTTTTAGCGAATGTAAAAAAACTTTTGAAACTTCCAGTAATTTAAATTCTTATACCGCCAATACCTTCGATAATTCTTTAGGTAAAAGACTTGTAATAGATTTATCTGAAAGTTATCCCAATGCAAACGACGAAGAACAGCAAAAAATAAGAAATAAATATTTATCTTTTTATGGCGGAGTAGAAAACGCAGGTAAACCTATTGTAAAAACAGGCAAAATAAAATTTGAAACTATAGACACAGGTATTAGCGATAACAGGCAAGCACAATTAACGGAAAATAGACAATTTCAATTAGAAGCAATAGCCCAAATATTTAATATCCCTATCGAATATTTAACAGGGAAAGGAATAACAGACCTAGAGGTAATTACGACTCTTTTTATGACACAAGCTATACAACCATTAGTCGATGTATTCCAAGAAGCATTTAATAAATTATTTTCTTTTTCTGAAAGAGAAAAATATTATGTTGAATTTAATTATAACTCGATATTAAAAACTTCTTTATCTTCCAAAATTGACGCTTATACTAAACAATTTATGAACGGTATTTTAACCTTAAATGAAATAAGACAAAAAGAAAACCTGCCTCCATTAGAAGCAGGCGATACACCTTTTGTACCAGCCAACCTAATGCCTTTAACAAAAGAAAATATTGAGGCGTATATGGCAAAGTCAAAAATAGAAATAGAAAATGCGGAACTTGCAAAAACTGAAATAGGCAAAGGTTCCGACAAAATATAAAGGACTATATATATGAAAAAGAAAATTTTAAGAAACTTGAAAACAAACTTTTCTACAAGAGACGATAACGGAGAAAGATGGATTACAGGCTTAATACCTTATAATTCCAAAAGTGAAAATCTGAATCCTTTTGGCGGAGAACCTATTTTTGAAGTTATTGAGGAAACAGCATTTAAAAAAACTTTGGCAGATAAAGCGGAAGTACGGGCTTTATTTTACCATGATGTTGGTAAAGTTTTAGGAAGTACAAAGTCCGGAACCCTAGAATTAGAAAGCACAAAAGAAGGCTTAATATGCAGATGTAAAGTTCCTAATACAACTTGGGGTAACGACGCTTTTGAAATTATAAATAGAGGAGATGTTACAACTATGTCTTTTGGCTTTATCCCTTTTGAAGTTGAAACAAGAGGCAATACAGATTATTTAAAATCCGTAAAACTTGAGGAAGTTTCTTTTTGTGTTGCAACACCTGCATACGAGGAAACAAGTTCTTCTACTTTAATAAGAAGCCTTTTTGAAAATGTTGATATAGAAAATTTAAGCAATGTTATAAATGGAAAAAAAGAAATGGAAGATACAGATATAAAAACAATAAATAATTTAATTGAAAAATTGGAAGCCTTACTTCCTGTAAAAAAGGAAGAGGAAAATAAAGAAACACAAGAAAATAAAACGCAAGAGAAAGAAACGGCAGACGAAAAAGAACAGTCCGATGACACTCTTAAAGAAAACGACACCGAAACTTTGGAAGCGTTACAACTTTTGTGCGAAATGGAATTAAATAATTAAAGAGGAAAAAATTATGGAAAAACAAAAAATGGAAATTGATATTGAAATTAGGGCTTTAAGTGATAAGATTAAAGAAGGAAGCATTAAAGCAGACGAAGCAAAAAAACAATTCGAGGAATTGCGTGCGAAGAAAGCAGAAATTGAAAAGCAAATCGCCGTACAAAATGCACCACAAACAAGAGATAATGAAACTGTAAAATCTATAGCCGATGTTGCTAAGGCTTTCCAAGAAAAGCGGGCTATTACTTTATCTGGAACAGGAATTGTAAATACAGTTAGAGAACTTGTAAAAATTATGAGTTCTAAAAAAACAATTCTTGAAAAGGTAAAATATTTTTATGGTGAAAATGCTTCTACTGTTATACCTGTATGGGGTAGTTCCCTTACACGCCCTGCCCCTGTAACAGAAGGCGGAAACATTACAGCAGAAACCACTAACCCCTTGGGAAACCAAACACTAACTACCTCTGCCTTTGGTGTTTCTATACCAGTTTCTAATGAAACATTAAAATTATCTGGTGTACAGTTTGAAGCAGAATTACAAAGTATATTAGCCGATACTTTTTCTGATGCAATCGCTTGGGAAATTTTTAACGGAACAGGAACAGGCGGACACTTTACCAGCGTTCTTACAGATGATGCAAACATTATAACTTCTCATGCAACTACATTGAAAATTGCAGACCTTGCAAATCTCGCTTTAAGTATTGCAGACAAAACGGATAACGGTTGTATCTTTATGCACCCAACTATTTATAATACTTTTATTGCAGATAGTACAGATGCACAAAAAGTTTATAGAGAGGACTTAATCCGCAATAAAATGATTGAGAATGTACCAATCTTTTTAACTTCTTATGCACCGTCCGATATTACGACAGGCAAAAAAGTTGCAGTTGCTGCTGACTTCCAGAATTATGCCGTTGCAGTTGCTGGAGAATTGCATATTGAACCTAAAAAAACAGCAGGAACACTAACAACTACTTTCGATGTTGATATGTATTTGGCAGGCAAACCTACAGTTGCTAAAAACTTTAGCATATTAAAAGTAAAGTAAAAAAGTAAAATTTTAAGATTGCTATTGCCATTGTTGCAGTAGCAATCTTTTTTAAAAGAGAAAAGTATGATAATAACTATTGAAGATTTACAAAAGTTTACACAAATATATCCCGACGATAACGAAACACAGCAAGAATTATTTATACAAGCTGCCAATGATATTGTTTGTAATTATCTAAGATATAATCCAGAGGAAAAAGAATATAATATTTTTGTAAATGGAAACGGCACAAACGAAATAGAAATAAATTATAAGCCAATAACAGAAATAAAAGAAATAAAAATAAACAATGAAACAATAAGTATTGACAATATTGCTTTTTATAATAATTGTATTTTTTATAAAGACAATAATACTTTTCCTATAGGAAAAATAAATATTATTTTTAAGGCAGGATATAAAGTAATACCTGCGATAATAAAACTAACAACGCTAAGAATTGCGGGTATTCTACAAACAGAAAATAATAATAATATTGGCATAAGTTCTAAAAGTTTCCAAGACAGCGGAACCCGCACCTTTGTAAATACAACCAATTTTGATAAATATTTATTGCCAATATCTGATTATAGAATAAAATAAATTAGGATTAAATAGCTATGGTAGCAGTTAAAACTGATATTGATTATAAGCAATTTGAAAAACAATTAGGCGATATGAAACATAAAATGCCTTCTATTGCTAAAAAAATGATGAATAAAGTAAACAGCCTTATTAAAAAGGAAGCCCGTAAAAATATGAGGGCAAGAAAATTTGATAAGACAAAAGAAACAGGCATTTATAAAAATCTTTATTCTTATTCCAAAAAAGATTTCTCGGCAAAAATTGGAATTAAAAAGATTGCTTACTATTCTATATTTGTTGAAAACGGGGCTAATGTTACGGCTAAAAACTATAAATACCTAACATTTAAGATAAATAATAATTTTGTAAAAGTTAAGCCCGTAACAATACCGGCTAATCCATTTTTAAAACCTGCCGTTGATATGTATTGGAATAGCAATAAAGCTAGTAAAGAAATGGAAGCGGTTTTCCAAAAAGAATTAAATAAGTTATTTGGAGAAAATAAATGAGATTGGATTTTTTAAGTCAACAAGAAAAAATTAAAAACTTTGTACAAGAAAATTATAAAAAGGTTTTATCCGAATTAAGTTTGGGAGATGTAAATGATTACATAGATGATTACCTAGACTTTGATAAATATACAAAGAGTAAACAATTATTTTTTGGCTTTGGTAAATATAAATTTAATTCTTTAAGCAATGAAAGCAATGAAGAGGAATTTGAATTTAAGATATATATTGCATTTAGGAACGGAAAAGCAAAAGACCTAAAAAGCCTTATGTTAAAATATACAGCAGCATTTTATGAAATGTTTGAAAGAAGTGGCGGAAATTTTAGTGGTGTATCAGACTTCGGGACTATTGAAGACGTATCGTTTTATAATGCTATCGAAGGAAATATAAATATTAAATTATCAGAAATTACAGTAATATTAAAAACTGAAAGATAACAGACTATATAAATAAAAAGAGGAAAAGAAATATGATAAACGGTAATAGCTTAATTTTAAAAGTTGGAAAAGAAAATTCTTATGGTGTAATACCAGCCCCTACTAGGCAGATTAAGGTAGCCTCCGAAAGTTTGAAGCCTAACTATAATAAAAAAGACGAAGGACTTTTAACAGGTGGTAAAGCTGGGGGTAAAAAAGAGACAATGTCTTTAAAAACCGAAGGCAGTATCTCCACATTAGCAAGGCCTGATGATGTTGGATTATTCTTAATGGCAGCTTTGGGCGTTGAGGGAGAAGTAGAAAAACTTGTAGATAAAAATAATTCTTATAAGCACACCTTTACGGCAATAGGAACAGCAGAGACAGACAGCCTACCTAGCCTTAGTTTTATTCTCGATAGAAAAACAAAAGTATTTTCTTATAACGGAATGAAAATTGACAGTCTTAGCTTTTCTGCGGCACCCGAAGATTATTTAAAACTCGATTTAACATTGGTAGGAAAAGACGAAGCATATTATGTAGATACTACTACTCTAAATACCTCGCCTTTAAAATCTTTTAAGTTTAGACACGGTAAAGTTTATATTGGTACCGAGGAATTAGCCGATGTTACTTCTATAAAATTAAATTATAGTAATGCCCTTGATTCCAGTACACAAACTACAAGTACTGGTCTTTATTACAAAGAACCGCAAGTTGGAACCAGAGAAATAAAATCCGATGTTGAATTATTATATACCAAAGACTCTGAAAAGTTTAGAGAAGAATTTTATAAATCCGATAAAACCGTAAAAATTGTTTTGGAGTTTATATCCGACGAAATTATAGAAGACGATGTACACTACTCTTTAAAGTTTACAATTCCTTGTAACCAAGTAGAGGACGCAAGTGCAAACTTTGGAGACCAAAGCACAATAAAACAATCTATGACATTCTCCGCATTGGAAAATGGAATAGACGAACTTATTACTGTAGAACTTGTAAACGGTTATGCAGATAAATATTAAAAGGAGATATAAATGAAAATATCCGAAGCAGAAAAAAAATATATTTTTACAACTAAGATAGAATTACAAGACGGTGATTATATTGAATTAAGGGAACCTAACACGCAAGAAATTAGCAGTTTTGGAGACGACGGAAAAAAGAATTTGGAATTACTTGAAAAGATTTTTCCTTCTTGCGTTATTGATTCTTCTTTTACAGATGATAACGACAATAAAGTAGACGGCAAAACATTATATAGTTTCTTAAAAAAATCATCTTCCCTTTTTACAGAAATATTAAATATTTGGATTGAATCAATCCCTTTTCAATCACGTCTACAGAAGAAACAGAAATTAGACAAGTAGCAAAACTTTTATTTTGGGGGTGCAATACCCTAGAACAACCTGAAACAAGAGAAACATATTTAAAATGGAAATTATTTTTTGATATGTTTCTCTTTTCTGTAGACCGTAGGACAGGTTCTTTTTTACATCTCCCCTTTAGTGGAGGGGCAGCGATACAACCCTCCAAAACAATGGCTGCCTTAACAGCAATACAAAATGTATTTTTTGAAAAGTTAAATGAGAAACCCCAAATTTAAAAAAGGAAAAATATTATGGCTAGTGTATCTTATAAAATATCTGGTAAGTACGATGATAACGCAGTAAAGCAAGCAAAATCTGGATTATCCTCTTTAGGCAATGTTGCAGGTAACTTAAAAAATATTTTTGCTGGATTAGGTGCGGTTTTTGCTGTTGGTAAAATTATAGGTTTTGCTAAAGATTGTACAGATGCTTTTATGGTACAAGAGGAAGCATTAAATAGATTATCCCAAGCAGCAAACAATAATAGTAAAATAACGGAAGCAGGATTAAAAAGAATAATTGACTATACAGGCAAGTTACAAGGAAAATCTATTTATGGAGACGAAACATTACAAGGACACGCCGCTTATTTAACTGCAATGGGTTTAGAAGAGAAACAAATTAAAAATGTTCTAAATGCAGCAGTTGAGTTATCCTCCGCTGGAGTTGGAGACTTAGATAGCAATGTTAAAAACTTATCCAAAACATTATCGGGACAAAAGGGAAAGTTAGCAGACTTAATACCCGAAATGCGAAACCTAACAAAAGAACAGTTAGAAAACGGAGAAGCAATAGATATTGTAAGCCGTAAGTATGCGGGATTTGCAGAAAACTTATCCCAAAATACATTAAAGGGAGTGTCTACACAATTCGGAAACCTAGTAGGAGATATAAAAGAAAAGCTAGGAAGTATTACAGGGGCATTGAAATTTGACGGTATGAAAAAAATGCTTCCAATTCTCAATAGCATAAACTCTTGGTTAGAGGCAAACAAAGATAAAATTATAAATATATTTGTACATTTACCCGAAATTGCGATGGCTAGTTTTACTTTAATTAAAGATATGTTAAAAAAACTATTTACAATTGAAGGGTTTTCTAAAATTATCTCAATCTATTTTAATATGGTTATTAGATTTTGGAAAAACACCCTTAATGTAATGTGGAGTTTAATAAAAGCGATTGGAACCACAATATGGGAACCTTTAAAGACTGGTTTTGAATGGATTGGTTACGGAATAAAAGCAGCCTTTGCAATTGTTGTAAACTTTTTTATAAATAAAATAAACGATTTTTTTGGTTGGTTTACTGATAAAATAAATTGGTGCATAGATAAAATAAACGGCATTAGGGAATTTTTTGGTGCTAGTAAATTAGACCAAATTGAAAAAGGCATAACGATTGAAGTTAAGACAATGCCTGAAAAACCCACAGGGGTTAATACCGATAATATGGTCAATGCTTGGGCAGATGTTGGAACCTCTATTGTAGACGGCATACAAGATTATAAAGACATGTGGAAAGAAGCCGGTAAAGAGACAGGTAAATTATTTGGAAAAGAATTACAAACCTTTGGAAACAAAATAAATGAAATAACAAACAGAAAAGTACAAAGCGGAGAAAGTGCAAGTGTTACAAACTCTGATTCTAATATACAATCCGAAAATCTTGGGAAAGCAACAAAGAAAGCAGGTAAAGAAATAAACGCATTAGGACAAATAATAAAATCTTTTGGAGAAATAGGCGAATTAGTAAACGCTGCGATGTCTGGTGGTTGGATTGGCGTTATTGTTTTCTTGGTTACAAAATTGATTAGTGCTTTATCCAGCGTAAGCCCTGCATTTAATGAGTTTATAAACGGCATAACCTATATGATGAAAATTGTAGCAGAGGCAATAGCACCATTTATCGAAAGTATAGTTAAGCCTTTATTGGGAATACTAAAAACATTGGGAGATACATTGGGTGCAATACTGGCGCCTGTATTTGAATCTCTTAGCATTTTACTTTTACCTATTATCGAATTCGTTTCTATTATCCTAGAAGTGCTATCCCCTATATTAAAAATCTTGGGACAGTTGGTTTCTATATTTGTTTTATTGAATCCAGCAATGAATCTATTTACCTTTGCCCTAAATATTTTAGCTAATGCAATTAAATTTTTATATAATTATATTTTAGTACCTGTTGTAAATTTCTTGGTTAAAGTAATGGCAGGAATTGGAAACACATTTATAGCAATATGGAACGCAATAGTAGGAGTATTAAACAGTATAAATATTTTTGGTTGGCACCCATTTAATTTATCTAAGAAAAGTTATATAGACACAAACAGCCTTACCCTAAAAGCAATTGGAGATAGTCCAACAAATGGCGGTAATGGTAACGCTGGTAAAACAAACTCCAGCAAGGGTGCAAGTTATACAGCAGCAAAAGATATTTATGTTAATATTTATTACCAAAACTCTTATGTAAATGGAGACGCAAGACAAATAGCCCTAAGCATAAGAGACGAAATAAAATCCGCAGAAAGGTTGGGATATTAAAAATGAAAATAAAATTTGAATTTAAAAACGGAATAATTGAAAGAGACTTTATTACAAATAATTTTGAAATAACCGAAGTTTATTTTAATAACTTAGAACCTGCCGATAATACAGCAAAATTAAAAATACCTTTCGATGTGGATATTGCTAATAGATTAAAAGCATTTAAAGAAGATGTAAGAGTTAGAATTGTTAATGATGATAATTCTTATTTATTTACAGGTTATTTAAGGAATGATTTTTCTTTTACAAAAACACAAAGGAACGAACCTATACAAATAGAAATTGTTAGCCCATCTTTTTTATTGGATAAAGACCTAAAAGAACCGATAACAGAATTTAAAAAGACTGTAGACGAAATTATAAAAAAACTTTTAAAGAAAGCAGGCGTTAAAAATATACCCGATACGGGGATAAATAATATTCTTGATGTTTTTATTGCAAAAGACGGAGATAATATAAAAGAAATAATAAAAAATCTTTGTTTTGAATTTGGATATGTTTTCAATTTTGATAATGACGGATTGTTTAGAGTTTATCCTCTTTTTAATATTCCCGATACTAAAAACATAACGCAAACTTTTGACGGCAACAATATATTACAATCTGTTACAATGAATAAAAAAGAACAGGAAGCAGATAATATCCACGCCGAATGGAGTAGAATAGATTATAAAGAAAGCACACTTATTTTTTCCGATACCCAAAATGCAACAGACACAGATAAATGTAATATTAAAATAGCACCTAACTCTTTTGTTTTTGATACAGAGGAAAATTATATTAAGTACGATAGCACTCTAGGCGAGATTTTTTGCGTTAAGAAAATAACCAGTACAGATATTATAGCCGATAGCGGTATAGATTATTCTGTAACAAATCTGGGAAAGAAAGGATTATTTAAAGCAAAGAATAATACTAATACTGAAAAGTTAATAAGAAAATTTGATATATATGGCAATGCCTATATTAAAACTTCCAGCAATATAACAAAATCTTCTAAAGGATATAAGATAAAAAAATATGAATTATTTTATTTAAATACAAAACAAGAAACGGAAAACCTTGTACAAAAAATACAAAACTATTACGAATATGCAGATTTTACATTATCGTTAAAAAGTAAAACAGATTATGCCTTAGGCAGTTTTGTAAAAGTTTTTGAAAATGGATTAGGTACCATTTACGCAAGAATTATAGAAAAGAAAAAACGATATAAAAGTTCTTTTGATTATAAACTGGACGCAATATCCGAATACACACCCGCAGAAATAAAAACTATTGGAAGCATACCTAACACGCAAGAAACAGCAGAGAAAAAATCTATACCGCCAATACCAGAGGATATATATTGTACCGCCTATAAAGACGGCATAAAAATAATTTGGAATGTAGAAACGCAAGGCATAGAAAATGCAATAGATTATTTTATTATTGAAGTTACAAAAGATAATAATAATGTTATAACACTTAAAACAACTAACACAGAATTTTTTTATAATTTTAATAGAGTTACAGACGGTTATCCAGAAAGAGAAAATTTATTAAAATGGAAAATAAAAATAAAATCTATATCCATACAAAAGTTAGAGTCTGCATTTTCCAAAGAAGAGAATATAAACGTAAATTATTATGGAAGCTGGACACTAGCACCTCCAACAGTTAATAATTTAACTTCCGATAGAACGGTTATTCTACAAATACAACAAGGTTTTAGAAGTGATAATTTACCCCAGTACGGAAATACAATTTATAAAATACAAATTACAAGACCAGATGTAGATAATAGTAATTGGTATTCTCCTAGCACAAACTTAAACCCTTATGAAGCAGAAATAAATTATAAAAATAAGTTAAATGAGTTTATTACAAGCGGTAATGTTTATTCCCAAACCTTACCATTAAAGGGACAAGATACAAATGCAATGGAGAATACATTGTACCAATTTAAAATTATTGCAACAAATGAAAGCGGTAATTTATCCGAAGCCATTATAATAAATGCAACGGCTTTATGCACCTCCCTAAGAGATATTGTAAAAGCAAAAGCAAACTTTAAAGAATTATATGTACCTGAACTATCTGCAATATCCGCTAATCTAGGAAGTATATCCGAAGGTTCCCTAACGAGTAACAATTATAATTATTGGGCATTAACAGACGCAATAATAAATAATGTTTTTAAAAAGAAAGGTTCTTTTAGAGTTGGAGACGAAAATCAATATTTATTGGTAGAATATAAAGAAGACGGCAAAGCAAGCGTTAGTATTAAATCTGGTAGTTTCTTTCTTGAATCCAGTATATCCGAGTTTACGGGCAATTTGGTCGTTTTTGATAATGAGAATAAAAATAATAGAGTTAAAATAATGTCCAACGGTATTTATTTCGAGGAGAAAAAAAATAATATTTGGCAACCTAGGGGACAATTTGTATTAGACAAAGAGGGGAATATTATTATTACAAATGGAAAAGATTATCCAAAAATGGGAATGCCGATTACAGATACACAAACAGTGTACCACTTTAATACAGATACAAAAGACAGCGAGGGTGGAAATAAAGAAAATATAATTTGTGAAGGTAATATTATATCCGATGATGCACCTGTATCTAGTAATTGTTTTGATGGTAATATAAGAATTGATTTAAGCAATAATAAATCTTCCCTTGTATTTAATAAGGGTAATATTGTTTGTGTTGGCAAAGATACGATTATTTCTTTAGATAATTTTAGTAAAATGAATTATCTAAAAAACTTAAAAAATACTGTAAATGCTAGTACTGATTGGGAATTAAGCCAAGAACAGAAAAACAATATGAAATATAAATATAATTTTATTAAAAAGGAATAAACATTATGGCAAGTTATGATAGCACAACTGGTGTACACACAATGACAATAAACGAAGCTGCTAGTTATTTAAGAGGATTACCAGAAAACACAAAAGAAACACCTTATAAGGTAGACATTACAGGGATTGATTTAAGTAATGAAATAAATAAAAATAATTTTGAGTCTTTTATGAGGAATATAGGAAGATATTTAGATTTAAAATATACAGAAATATTTATCGTTGATAAATACACGTTACAATATTTATTTGCAGGTAGTAAATTTCTTATACATTCCCCTGTATTTAATAATAAGAATAATCTAGCATATACGATGTATTCTACATTTGATGGCTGCGAAAACTTAATAACAATAACTAATATTCCTAATGGCGTTACAGATATGAGTTTTACTTTTGCAAATTGTGCAAATTTAATAACGGCACCATATATCCCCTACGGTGTTACAGATATGAGATATATATTTAGTGGTTGTAGAAACTTAATAACAATAACTAATATTCCCAAAACTGTTACAGATATAGAATTTGGTTTTGCGACTTGCTTTAAATTGGAAACAGTACGCTTCGATTGCGATATTGATTTTTCTAGCCTGAATACAAGATGTTGTTTTAAAATGTGTTATAAACTAAAAGAATTTATTTATAATGTTGAATATAAAGAAAATGATGATTGGACATTATATTTATTAAAGAGAATTGGAAATAACCTTAATATAAAACGGTACAGCATAGAAACAAATACTTTAATAGATGAACACATAATATCTCTTAGTAATGTAACTACTGAATTAGACCTATTATCAAAATCCGATGAGTTACTTATAGACCGTGCAGGCAATATTACAGACCAACAAATAGATTTATTATTAAAAAGTAGAATGGAATTTGGGGATAAATATTCTTTAGACCCACAAAAAAAATGGCTTGTTGTTTGGGCAGACAACCCCGATAATGTTAGGTCTAATTGCTTTGTTACACAGCAAGAATTAAAAGAGTTGAAGGCTTTACTAAAAACAAAACACCCCGATTTATTTTAAAGACTATATAATTAAAAAGGAATATCGACAAATGGATAATGTACAAGCAATAGAATACAGACTAACCGCAATAGAAGAAACGCTAAAAGAATTAAAAGAAGTAATGATTAAAACAGCGTTGCAACAGAAAGATATAGATAGCCTAAAAAACAAAACAGAGGATATTACAGATGATTTAAATTCTATGGACAAAAGAATTAAAGTTTTGGAATTACAACCATATAAAGAAAAGTCTAATAAGTGGGAGTTTATTTTAAACACCGCTTTTAAGTTTTTGATTACAGGCGTTTGTATTTATTTCTTTACACAAATAGGAATACCAATTAAGTAATTGCTTGTTATTATAACTAATTACTATGAAAGATTTTAATTATAAAGACGGTACAAGTATCTTAGAAATTTTTAAAGACCACAAAGCTGGATATTATCCAGTACATGGTACTTGGGCAGGGGAAAAGTTTATTGGCATAGAATTAAAACAAACCATAAACTTTTGGCGAGAATTATGGAGTGAGGAATGGCAAGACTGGTTTAGATTTTCTGAATCTGTAAATACTTTAATAATCCACTTTGGAGATGATGCACCTGTTACCTTAATTGCTAGTTATCACTTTTCTGAAGAGGAACCCGAAGTTATTTTTGATGTTTGTGATTCCTTATTATGGAGTGATATAGAACAGGATAATGAATAAAATAAAATCCCGAAAGTTTCAAGTATTTATTATATGGCTTATCTTAGTTATTTTTTCTTTTATTTATGCTGGTATTGCAATAAGCACGCAAGAAATTATTCTACAATTTTTTGGCAGGGTATCTATAATTTACATTGGCGGTAATGTATTCCAAAAATATATAGAAGGTAGGAAAAATGAATGAAATTAAAAAATATATTATTATTTTTCTTTTTATTTTTTGTTTCTTTATCGGCTTTTGGGCAAGAGGGGGAATCCTTAACAACGAAAGCCAAAGATTATTGCAAGCAGCTGGACAAGAACTTGAATCTGTTAGATGTGAAAATATTGAACTTAGAAAAAAACTTGAACTTAGCACTAACAGAATTAACAATATCCAAGCAATCCTTGAAAGAAGCAGAGACGATAGCCGAGAAACAAGAAGCCTCGTTAGACAGTCTAAACAAATCCTTGAAGGACTTATCGAAACAATACAACAAATCGAAGATATTGTATACGACAGCGATAGTAGTTCTTAG